CAGATTTGACGAACGTCTTATGACTTTTGCCATGGGGAATGCGATCGTGCTACAAGACACGAATGGCAATCGTAAATTATTAAAGAAGCGGCACGAACATAAGATTGATGCAGTTGCCGCATTAATGGACGCGTGGATCGCGTTTAAATTAAATAAAGACGCATTCGAATAGTATGGATATGTTGCAACACGATAACCGGTCGATACGCTATTAGCTTCGAATCCATCGCCTCGACTAGCTTCGACCATCAGAGTTACGATCTAAGTTATAGGAGTTATTTATGCCAAATCGAATACTCGGCACGCTTAAGCATGCGTGGAATATTTTCAAGACTAGGGACCCCACAATCCTATATCCACATTTACGACAATATAATCCGGGAGGATATGAGTCGTATATTCGTCATGATCGTCGCCCCGTCCGTGTAACCAATGAGCGATCAGTAGTTATATCGCTCTATAATAGAGTGGCAATGGACGTGGCGGCTATCGATATTCGTCATGTGCAGCTGGATGAAAATGATAAGTTCAAGTATATCCGAAAATCGGGTTTAAATGAATGTTTATCGGTCAGCGCCAACATCGATCAAACCGGCCGTGCTCTTGTACAAGACATGGCTATGTCGATGTTCGATGAAGGCGTGGTGGCAGTAGTGCCCGTTAAAACGGATATCGATATACGCGATACCGACTCGTATACCATTGTAGAATTGCGGGTCGCAAAGATAGTTGGATGGTATCCGCAGCAAGTAAGAGTTAACTGTTATGATGACGAAACCGGTACGCATAAAGAACTCCTTCTTGCTAAAAAGAATGTGGCGATCATCGAAAATCCGCTATATGCGGTAATGAATGAGCCGAATAGCACTCTAAAGCGATTACTTCGCAAACTATCCATCCTTGATGCGATAGATGAACAATCCGGAGCTGGTAAACTCGACATAATCATCCAACTGCCATATATCTTAAAGTCCGCTGCGAAACGCGAACTAGCCGATCGCCGTCGACAAGATATCGAGGATCAAATGCGAGACTCACAGTATGGCATCGCATATATCGATGGGACCGAGCGAATTACACAATTAAATCGCCCGGCCGAAAACAACCTCATGGCCCAGGTACAGTACCTAACGAGCACGCTTTATCGCCAGTTAGGACTGACCGAAGAGGTCTTTAATGGTACGGCGGACGAAAAAGTCATGTTGAATTATATGAGTAGAACTATCAAACCGTTACTCAATGCGATAACGGAAGAGTTCTATCGCAAGTTCTTGACAAAGACTGCCAGAACGCAGAAACAATCAATTATGTATTTCAGAGATGTGTTTGGTCTTGCGCCGGTAAATGAGATCGCGACTATCGCAGATCGCTTTACCAGAAATGAGATCCTATCGCCCAATGAAATACGTGGACTCATCGGATTTATACCATCTGAAGATCCAGCGGCCGACGAATTACGCAATAGAAATCTTAATCAAGCGAATCAAGAATCGGCCGAAAAACGCCCTTCCGAAGAAGATGAATAAGAAAGGAGCTCTTTATTTTATGAGCACAAAACCAGGTTTTGATTTTAGCGGTTACGCTACCAGAAATGGACTGCGATGTTCAGATGGTCGCACCATTGTAAAGGGTGCGTTTGCCCATCAGAATGGCGACACCGTACCATTAGTATGGCAGCATTCTAGCTCTACACCAGAGACCGTGATCGGTCAAGTACTACTAGAAGATCGTCCTGATGGGACGTATTGTCATGGAAAATTTAACAATTCAGATTATGGCCAAAGAAGTAAGGCTTTAGTCAAGCATGGCGATATTACGTCACTTTCGATTAAAGCAGGAAGTCTCGTTGAGAAAACAAAAAATGTGATTCATGGTAAAATTCATGAGGTCAGTCTAGTACTGGCTGGCGCTAATCCAGGCGCATTAATTGATGCGGTAACAATTATGCATGCCGATGGTATGGTAGAAATAGTTCCAGATACCGGTATCATTTACTCCGGTCAGCCATTAGTACACAGCGATGATGCTTTTTTATCCGATCCTCTGCCCCCTTCCTCGTCATTAAACGATTCGGCATTGATCGCGATAATGGCACGCTTGAATGACATGTCACAGTCTTCAAGTATGTCACACGCGCAAAAAGAACGTACAATAAAAGACGTCTTTGACGATCTCACAGAGGAGCAGAAACAAGTAGTATACTATATGATAGGCCAATCCACTGGAGTAGGCGAGGCAAAACATCTTGAAGATGGAGGATATATAATGAAACACAACGTATTCGATACGAATGAATCTGAAGCGTTTGGCGGATCATCGTCACACACTAAACAATTAACCCATAAAGAGTTCGGTGCGATTTTGTCCGCAGCTCGCGACAACAAAACTACTTCCCTGCGCGACACGTTCGTGGAACATGCCACAAATGAATACGGGCTCGAGCCGATCGATATTTTATTTCCCGAAGCTCGTAACGTTGATGGTGCTGGACCGCAGACATGGAAACGGCCTGACGACTGGGTAGCTGGAGTGTTGCGCGATATAAAAAAAACACCGTTTTCAAGAATAAAAACCGTAATTGCCGATTTGCATCATGACGACGCACGTGCGCGTGGTTATATTACCGGCAATAGGAAAAAAGAGGAAATAATTCCTCTAATGAAAAGGGTGACAACGCCGACCACCATTTATAAAAAACAAAAGTTAGATCGCGACGATATAATCGATATTACAGATTTCAATGTCGTAGCATGGCTACGACGTGAAATGCGAGAAATGCTCGATGAAGAACTAGCCAGGGCAATTCTTATCGGTGACGGACGCGATGTATCCGATCCTGATAAAATAAATGATCAAAACATCCGCCCGATTTATACTGATAATTCGGATATATTTGTGGTGGAACATCTCGTTTCTGGTGATGCTAATCATAGTACTATAATAGATGAGTTTGTACGGGCCAGGATTGCATATAGAGGGTCAGGCAAACCGACGCTTTACACATCCACAGCACTACTAACCGAAATGCTCTTGCTTAAAGATGGTCTCGGGCGTAAAATTTATATGAATGAGGCCGATTTAGCAGCCACACTTCGAGTCAGTAGTATTGTTGAGGTCGAAGTAATGAACGACATACAACGTGAAGTGGATGGAAGCACTAGAACTCTCCTTGGTATAGTAGTTAATCTCTCGGACTACACGATTGGTGCGGATCGTGGCGGTGAGATCGCAATGTTCGATGATTTCGATATCGACTTTAACCAGTACAAATATTTAATCGAAACCCGGTGTTCTGGTGCGCTGACCCGTCCAAAATCGGCAATAGTTGTCGAGCAGCTTCCAGACGAGCTGGCCGTAGGATAATTATGGCTAAAACACATGTCATTGTTGGATATGCTTCAATGACTTTAACCGCGCCTGGAGTTTGGTCAGAATCCATAGAGGATCGTCCATATACAGGCGATTTACTACAAACAATGAGTCGATGGCGCGATAATGCGGAGCAAGTAAATCCGAATTTATCCCTGCAAAATCGATTAAGTATTCTGGCCGATCCATTCGCCAATGATAATTTTCATAATATTCGGTATATTAAATGGGCAGGCGGAACGTGGGAAGTCACCGGGGTCGATGTTAATCGACCTCGACTAATTTTGACGATTGGCGGAGTATATAATGAACAGAAGATTTCTACTACAGCAACTTCTTGAGGAAGCGGTGGAATCTCCGTCTGGAGAAAAATCCTTCGTATATTTTCAGCCACCTATCGATGCCAGAATGCCCCCGCGCTGTATAGTATATAGTCGCGCAAGTGCTTCTACGGATCACGCCGACGATGAATTATATCGTTTTAGACAACGATATACGGTGATAGTCATAGATCCAGATCCCGATAGCACTTTACGCGACAAAATATTATCACTTCCACTTTGTAGATATTCCAGGCACTACGTCGTGAATAATTTAAATCACGACGTATATGATTTATATTATTAAGGAGGCCTCTATGCCATATCAATTAATAGTGCAAGATCCAAAGTCGATGAAGGAAGGTCAGGTTTTCAAGGCCGATACTCCTGCAGAACTTGGCATGCTTGTGGGCGAAGCAATTCGCCCGATCCCAAAATATGACGATGTTGATGTCCTAATAAGTTTTAACCTTGTTGGACCAACGTCTCGTCGAGTATATCATCCTACGACGTCAGCTGCTTCGGCGGCTATATCAGAAGTGGAGGACTAAATTATGAGTAGACTTACATGGAACGAAGCCGGCTCTCGACATTATGAGACTGGTACTAGAAATGGCGTCCTATATCTTCGCGACGCAGACGGTGCATATGCTCGTGGTGTGAGTTGGAACGGTTTAACAGGAGTGACGCAAAGTCCTTCTGGCGCCGACCCATCTCCGATTTACGCGGATGACATCAAGTACCTCGTGCTACTTAGCCTTGAGGAGTTTGGGGCAACGGTAACGGCGTATACATATCCGGACGAATTCAAGGAATGCGACGGT